AGTTTGCCACCTACATCATGTTGGAACACAAAGTCACCTGCGTGTGTGCTATGGTCACCAAACAAAAACTTCAAGTGTCCATCTTCTGTTTTGGTTTGAAATGTTGTCTCTTCAGCATTTGCTTGTGCCTGCATCTTCAATCTCATGATACTTGCAGTTGTTGGCTCAAACTCTATGTCCCAAGGCACGTCTTTCATCTTTACGCCTTTGAGCTTTTCGTTAACAATTTCGCTAACCATGAACCTATAGTCGTTCTTAAAGTCGCCTGCGGCATTTTTGAAATGTAATCCAACTGGTGCTTGTTCACCATTGCGTTCTTGTCTCTTCACAGTAATCTCTGCGTTTTCTTTGTATTCGCCAATGTTCAACAATATCTTTAGTTTTGCTAAGTTGGGCATGCCAAATGTTCCAATGTAGTCTGCAACTGGTGTTCCAAATTTTGCTTGTAGCACAACACTTTTGTCCTCTGCAAGTCCATCAACACTTGTAGCAGTGTCTGTACCTGTAATCTTAATCAAGTCAATACAACCTAAGTCATAGCTGTGTTCAACCAAGTCTAGTAGATAATCTCTCATGTTTTTCTCCAGTTTATAAATCCATTATTTGAGCAAGTCCTTGACCTGCCCTGATTGTGCTAAGTTCACCTGGCTTTTTAATTTCTAGCCAGCTTATTCCGTTTTCTAGTTCGTCATAGTCTCTTGCAACAAGTTTTATTATTTCGTATCCAAGTTTTTTGCATACGTCCTGCATTTCTGATTCAGTCGTATAACAATAGTACATTTCATCAACTTTGTCAATAGCCTTTGGATAATCACAATTGTTGAAGGTAAAAACCACATGTCCTCCTGGACGCAAAACTTTGTATACACTACTAAGATATTTTTCAATAATTTCCACAGTTTTAAAATTAAAATAATCAACGATTACACAAAAACCGATCTGTGCTTGTGGCAAAGCACTTAATGGATCAGCATCGTTATCATCTACTACATAGAAGTTTGTGCGTCTTCGCATTGTTTCATTGAAGAATTCTCCTTGAAAGTGCGTGAGAACTTCTTCATCGTCATCTACAATGTACAATGGTGTACCTGCAAGAATATGTTCAGTCACATCTCCGTACCCTGGTGAAATTTGTAGTGCGGCATACTGACTACTAATATAGGTATCTATTGTATCAAATAAAACTTGTTTTGTTTTGTCATTGTGTAGTAGATTAGCCTCACGTATTTTCAAACGACGATCCTCAGGATGCATCTCCATATGTTGTCTGTAAACTAGTTCACTCATTGCATAATACGGTATGGCTAACTCTTCTACTGTTTGTTGTAGTCCTTGTTTGAATGTATTTAGATTGTCATCCATGTCCTCTAAAATTTTCAATATCTCAAGATGTTTACTCTGAATCTCAGATTTGATATTGTCAATGTCAAAGTCATTGGTTGCAAGATCTGTTTGAAGAGAACTCAGTTGTGAATTTATACTTCGGCGTATGGTATTAAGGTCTGTGTTGTTAACAAGATCATGATACCTCACGTAACGACGTAGTGCTTTAAGTATATCCATTAATCGAACTCAAACAGTGTGTTAAAAGTATTTGTTGTGTTTGTTTCGCTTGCAAGATCCCATTCAAGAACATGTAGCAAGTTATCTATCTTTTGATCAACCACAGTTGCCTCCATGGCCGCATCGTCAAACGGCAAGTCTTTGAACCATTGTGGCAAGTGTAGTTCGTCAGTTGGATAGCCAATTGATGTCCAGTTCAGTGGATTTGTTTTCAGTTTGCACACAATAGTTTTCATGCCATCTACAATTTGTTGTGAATAGTTGTCACCATTCATACGTTTCATGGTATTCCAATTCATACCAGCACGTACATGTCCAGGCATATTTGCTTTGCCTTCGCGTTCTTCTTTCTTGGTGTACATGGTTAGATTGTTTACACGTTTAGGTGAACCTTTTTCCCATGCAGGACGGTCCTTGAAATCAAACTTGAAAGTTTTAATCATCTCAATAATTTTTTCTCTGTTGGCACCTGCGAGCACTTCTACTAGCAATGTCATCAAAAAGTCTTGTATCACTTTTGGAGTATCACTACGTTTCAAGTCCAAACCCATTGCCTTGATCTTGCCTTGCTTGCCATCCTTGTCCAGTCGCTTGCCTTCTAAATCAAATATGTTTACTGCATATCGTTTCTTTGTGATAAACAATCCTCGATCTGCAATAAGTTCTCTACCACCTTTGATGATAAGTCCATTGTCTCTTGGCACATGAAATGCCTGTTCCATAAATCTTGGCCAACTGTCGTTTAGTTGATCTGAAATAGCATCATACAGTTGTATGCAAATTTCTTTGTTCCATTCCATGTTGCCAGCATCAATATCCTTCTTTAGTATAGGATATGCACTGAAGTACACTGAATCTGTATCACCATATATCACTGCATCGCCAACATGATCATACTTGCCTGTGATAGTTTCATTAACAAAAGCATCCATGTGTTTTGCTACGGCTCTGCCCGTAAGTGTAGTTGATTGTCCAATGCGTTTGTCAAAAAATCTACAACCAGGATTGAGAATAGCACCATACAAACTGTTCAAGTTAATCTTCTTAACCAACTGTCGCTTGTCCAAAAACTCACGTTCTTCTGGATCTGTAGCGGCACGCAGTTTCTTTTGTATTTCTTGACGTTCTCTGTACCAACGTGCTAACAAGCCAGGTATAACACCTTCTTTTTCATACGTAAATATTGTGCCATTTGCACTGAGTATCCAAGGCTGATTACTGTCAAATATCCTTTTCCACAGTTCAGCGGCACTGTGTACAGTTTCATCTCCGTTTTCCCAGTCAACAGTAACTTCTGTGCCACGTTGTTGTTCCATAACCGCCGTATATTCTAAACTGCCAAACAAGCCTTCCCATGCCATAGCAAAACTTGCTTTGTTATCCATTTTGCTTTTGATATAGTTGTTGGTCATTGTTTGACGCAGTTGTCCTACAATTGTTTCCGGAGCCATGTTGAGAGCTCTAATCGCACTAGGATACAGACTGTTGATATCAATAGCACCAACATATTCATGCACACCTTTTTTAGGATATGCAACATAGGCACCAGCCGCAGTTGTATCTTCATCAGTAAGACGCTCACGTCTGTTTGGCACAACCAAGCCTTGTTCATGTGCTTCGTTGATGATTGCTTGTTCTGTCACTGCAACTGCACCCATTGTTGTTTGTAACAACACAGTATTTGCATGTGCAAGTTCATTTGCCAGTGCAATAAAACGTAGTTTCTTGTCCAGTTTGTCAAGCAGTGCAGTATCTTGTCTGTTGTATTCTATGAATGTTTTGAAGTTTTGGTTGTACAGTTGATCAAGTGTGCCTTCATACGCAGTTTTCTTTTCATCAAGTTCGTATTCGCCAATGGCATCTAAACTGTAACTGTGTCGCTCTTCATAGTTGTACTTTCTATACAGTTGCATGTAATCCATATGCACTCTGCCAATAGTATCAAATGTGATATTCTCTGATCCAAAACGTTCAAATGTACGTTTCTTTGGCAGTTGACTCCACAAACAAAAACGTCTTGTGTCGTCTTTGCTCAGCACACGTGCAGTTCGGTTTATCATGTAGGGTATATCATAACCTTCACTGTTCCAACCACTGATGATATCTGCATCTTCGATCAAGTCCAAGAATGTACCAAGCAGTTCTTCTTCACGTTCGAACAACATTGTGTTAGGAAACTCTTTGCAAATCTCTTGTGCAGTTTCCCAACTCATTGATTTGGGTGGTAACACCAGTGTAACCAACTGCTCCATCCATTGTAAGTACACACTTATCGCAGTTACAGGATTGAATGGATCCGCTGGTGAACTGTATCCTCTTACAGGATCAAAGTCAACTTCAATATCAAAAAATGCAGTTTGCAGTTTGGGGGCATCAATGCCTTTGTAGTTTTCTTCAAAGCATCTAAACACAGGGTTGATGTCTGATTCAAACAGTTCTTTTCCTGATTGTAGTCTTAGTTCTTTGCGAAACTCTTTGTTGTTGCGTGTTGAAAATCTGCTGACAGATTTGCCATAGATACTGCGATGCTTACCTCGTGGGTCAGCATAGTAAAAGCAATAACTGGCTGGATATTCGCGATATTCGCGACGGCCATCTACACGTTCTACAACGTGTATTCTATCTTTTTCTCTGTCAAATAGTGCATCAACATAACTCACAGACTATTGTGTCCTTCCTGCAGTTGTAAGTATCTCTTCTAATACTTCTTGGTCTTCTTTTTCAGCAGTGTAACTGGCTTTGTGTGCAATACGTATTGCTTTCTTAAGCACACTTGGTTTAATCTGTAGTTCTTCTGCAATGCTTTTTACTGTATCATTGAGGCCTTCGTTAAGTGCGTCTACTTCGCTCATTACACCCATACCTTCGTTGATTATTTGTGTAATTTTTGCTTTCTGTTCTGAGTCAAATTGGGTCATCTAAATACTCCTTTGTATAATGCATTGTAAACGTATTCATCTTCAATGTCAATAATTATTTTGGTTAATTTTGGCACTTTAAAAACCAGGGTAGCGAAAACTTGGTTCTAGGGCAGTACCCTCCCTAGCCTTTTGGATCGGTCCTAAGGCTATTCACTGTTCTTTTCCAAATTGCGTGTTAAACTCATTTCTTTCATTGCATTTAATTTGTTATACTCTTTGTGTATCCTAACTATACTTGGAGAGATGTGATGTATATCAATTTCGTCAGTGGTGTGTAGTTGATGATCAGCTGGACGAAATCCATAAAGTTTGCATTGTTCTATGATATGGGCGGCCGCATGAGGTTTTATGATGTAACCATAGCCACCAATTGAGTAGAGGCCTCTACTGTGTATATGTTTTCCGTGTTCGGCTCTTTCATGTAAACTCCATATGCGTAGCTCTTCAGATTGTGCATCTAGTTCTGTATTATATGTATCTCGATACGGGTCAAGACTATCAAGTTTTAGCACATCAGGAAAAAGTTTAAGCACTTTTTTTGGTAAAGGGCGTAGCATATATGCGTCATGCTCTAGTACCAGCATTGGTTGTTGTGATTTATAGCACTCGTTCCACAAAAAATAATGACTCAGAAAACAACCAAGTACCCCTAGTCTGCCACCTTTCATTTTTGGTTTGTACTGTCGTAGTCTTAGATTAAAAAGTATATCGTGAGCATCTCTTCCATCTATTCCGTTAAAGATTTTTGCATCAATGCCAAACTCTTTTGCACGAGAAATACACTTTGCTCCCATTGATCGTGATATCTCACTATTTTGTAACACAATGATCCTAGTTTGCATCGATGACTGCCTTCCAACGTTTTATCCATTCGGCTTTAATTTCAGATACTTCTGGAGTTTTGTATGCACGTTTTGTAAACTTTTTTTGCCTACTAGTTGATCTATAAGTTTCGTCGTTGTTGTTGCCTGTAGTTTTAAAATGATCATGGAATATTGTGCTGGTAATTCTTTTGTATGCGAGTATCTCGTAAGTAATATCTTGAATCCACTGATCAACTGGGTTATATCCTATCATGCCAAATGTATCTAACCATAAACGTGATACACAAGGAAATAGTGTACTTTCAGGGCGTTTTCCATTTGATTCCATGCTTAACATAAGTTTTGGATCATTGTTGTTTTTGATCTCTTTGTCCCAACTTTGTGATCGCATAAAAGCATCATCGTTCCATATAAAATACCAATCACTATCTATACTGCGTGCAAGTTGATTGTAGTATTCATGCAGGTCCATCCAACCTAGTCGTTCTATCTCATGCACGCTCTGTGTAGCGCCGGTTGGTTCTACTAGGTTGTACCAACTGTGACTGGCAAAATATTTTGCACTTTCTTCATCATCATGATCGTACGCAACGGCTATGTGTATGCTTTTGGCATCACTGGCAAGATCTAACAAACCTGCAACACTTTTTTGCACCATTTGAGTGCGTTTGCGTGTTGGCAACAAGATTGTTATAAAGTGTTTAGACACGTTTATTGCATGCTTCACACCTGCAATGTTCACACGCCTTGTATAGATTATTGCTATCAGGTGGATGTGTATTTTCTAACCATAAGGGCGAACCACAATGGCTAGGGTGTCCACAGTTTTGACAGTTTGTTGGTTTATAGTTTTCTATTGTCATACATTTAATTATCCTTACCGTAGAGGTATTCACGCATTTTTTGGACATTCTCGTTGTCAATGCATCGAATAATATGTGAATCAATAGTGGGAAATATGCGATAGAGATCTTTAATTAATGGATCACCAAAGTTGTCTTTGTACTGATTACATTCTTGTAAACTACTAAAAGTTAAACCACCATGTATTTTGAGATCTGGCGTAGGTGAGTTAGTGTAGGTTACCAGAGCTACTAGAAACCATATCATTTTGTTTTGACGTTCTTAGCCTTTCCACGTCTGTTCTTTTTTGGATCTTGTCTACGTTTGCGACTGGCGGCTTTTTTACGCCCTTTTTTACCAAGTGCGTGTGCTTTCTTTTGTGGTAAGCATTTTGGCTTGCCTTCTGACTTACTGCCTCTTGCACAATCACCACGTATTTTTCCATCTGGGCCAAAACGTACCCATTTTTCTTTAAACCACTTTTTGAGATCTTCGTCTAAGTGTTCTGCAAAGATCAATTGACCGTCAGCACCAAGTTGTACATCTTCTTTCTTAACACAGTTGTTAACACGTTTACCGAACAGTATTTTTGTGCCTTTTTTCTCATAGCCTTTCCAACATCGTTGTCCTTCAACCATTTCAACTTGTCCAAAGCCTGGCTCTGGATCGCCCTTGATAATGCTGTTGAGATGCATGGTCTGATAGTCGTAAACTTCATCTGCAATGCCAACTTCTTCTGCTTGATCCATAATTTCTTTGTGTAACTTTTGTGCAAACTCTTTTATTTCTTCTGTGGTCTCACCAATTTCCATTACAAATGCTTCGAGTCGAAAGAACATATCTTGTAGCCGTACTAGTTCTTCCATGCCAGGAAAGTCAGCATATTTGTCCGCAGTTTTAATTGCACTACCACACATGTAGAAGTGTGTTGTTGTATAGTCACCAACAGTGACTTCGACTGAGTCTTCGTCTTCGTTTTGTATTATGTCTTCTATTAACATTATTTCTTTTTCTTTTTACTGTTGCCCCAATTGGCCGCACCTTTTTTACGGCACTGTACTAGAGCACCTGATGCGTATGCACTTGGCCATACTTTGTATCTTGACTTTACCTTGTGATAACAGGCATCTTTTTTCTCAGCCAGCATGTCAAATTCTTCTTCAGTGATCAGCGTTGCACTTTCATTGAGTCCATCTACTTTTGCTTGTAGTTGGTTGTGTACTAATTTTAATCCGTCAACATCTTTGCGTAGTGCGGCTATATCTGCTTGATCTTCATCGTTACTAAGATTCTTTTTTGCCTTTGCCAATGATAACAGTATTGCTTCAAAGTCATTTTTTGCAGTTGGATTGTTTGCACGTATTAAATTAAGCATACGTTGTGTGCGTTGATTGGTTGTTGGCAAGTCTGTACCTACATCTTCATTCTTCTTGGCAGTCTGTGCGGCATACTTGCGTTTTTCATAGTCGCTTGGAATATCACTTATGCGTAGATTTTTTAATTTAGGATCAGCCTTGTAGGTTGCCTTTTCCTCTACTTTCTTTGTTTCAGGATCATCATGGTCATATCCTGAACGCATTAGTCTATTGTGATGATCCTTTTTGCTAGGTTTAAATGCTCGGTAGTCTGATTCTTTGCCTTTGTACATCATGTGTGGTTTGTACTCTGCATCTTCATTTTTGGCACTGTTAGTGGCTATGGCATGCATAACTCCTTCACCTTCTTCTTTGCCGTAACGATCCACAAAGTCTTTCTTGTGCTTTTTAAGTTTTTTAA